TAGGATCTTCACCAAAGTCACTGATACCTGCAATAACACCATTTATTAGACCAGTACCACCAACATTAGCTACAGCTCTAGATAAACCTGTTAGTTTTGTACCTGCTAAATATTTACCATAAGCACCTGTAGTTGCAACAGTTGGAACTATGACACTAGCTATCTCTCTAAACTTCTTTGCACCTTCATTATTAAACCTTGTCAGATCATCCCAAGTATCGTCTATACCGCCTAAACCTGGGATTGAACCTATTACATCAAAAGGTACGTCTAGTGTACCCATACCAGTCATATAAGCCCAGTTAGCTGGGTTGGCGTTGAGAGGTCTATTCCTATGCCACTCAACAAAGTCAGATCCTTTTTCTTTGACTTTCTCTATAAGGTTCTTTGGTTCTTGTACAGGTTCTCTAATTTCGGCTGCTGCCTCTGCCTGTTCCTCCTCTGGTGTTTTGTAGGTTGGATCTTCTTCTTTAGCTTT